AAGGAGCGCGACAGGCTCATCGAATTCAAGAAGTCAATCTGGCTTCGTGTGCAGGACTTCCTTTCGGAATCAGCAAAGGACAGCGGAGCAAGAAAGTTCGGCGGAACTAAAGGCAATGTAACGCTCTCAAGTTTTGACGGCAAGTTCAAGGTAATGGTCGCCGTAAACGACACAATCCAGTTCAATGAAAAGTTGCAGGTAGCAAAACAGCTGATTGACAAGTGCATAGCAAGCTGGAGCGAGGGCGTGAACGAAAATCTCCGTGCAATTGTTGACGACGCTTTCAATGTCGGAAAGAGCGGTCTTGTAAGCACGAGCCGTGTCCTGGGACTCCGCCGCCTCAACATCAAAGACCCGACATGGAAGAAGGCAATGGACGCTATCACGGAATCAATGCAGGTTGCAAGCTCCAAGACCTACATGAGATTTTACGAAAGGCAGAGCGACGGCAGCTACAAGCAGATTCCGCTTGATGTAGCAAACTTGTAAGGAGAGATGCGTATGATGGGCTTTGTGTACAGGTGGGGAATGAGAATCAAAGACTTCGGAGAACGCATCCATAGCGGCAGAATCCAGCGTTTGGGGATAGCGATTCGGGAAGCTGCACTCAGAATGAAGGTCAGATGGTGAGCGTATGGAAAAACTGAATTCACAGGAACGCATAATCGCGGAGATGTTCGCCTTATGCGAGAACCATATCGCAGGTGTGGCAAACAAGGAGCTTGCGGAAAAGGTAGGAACAACGGCAACGAATGTCTGCCGCGACCTTGCCATTTTTGAGAAGTTCGGATTGGTAGACCGCGATACGAAAGGACGGTGGCGGCTGTCGCCTAAGTTCGGTGGCTTGGCAGGGCAGATTGCAAAAAGTTATCAGAAAGCAAAGCTGCTCCTGTCAGAAGAGGAAGCAAGATACGCTTCCGCAATGCAGTAAAAATCAAAGTTGCAGATGTCTGCAACTTTGGAAAGTGAGGTTATTTTATGGGCAGAAAACCCTTGTCAGATACATCAGACGAAAACACGGAGTCAATGGAACTGGTCGCACAGTCCGTTGAGGCGAAAGCCGCAAGGAAGCAGGAGATAAACGCCCGCTTCCTTGAAGAAGGCGAAAGCTACAACCTTACAGTCTGCCTTGAAAAAGCAAGAATGTATCAAGACCAGATGGCGAGCGGAATGCTTGGGCTTGGTGCACAGCTTCTTTTGCTAAAAGCAAACGAAGAACACGGTAATTTTATGGCAGCTGTTGAGGAACTTGGGCTTTCATACCGCTCTGCAAACTACGCAATGAATGCGGCTCTGAAATTCGGAAAGTTGCAGACGTCTGCAACTTTCGAGGGAATCGGAAAAGAGAAAATCAGAATCTTGACGGTTCTCGACGACGAAAAGGCAAAAGACCTTGTGAACGGCGAAGAGGTTGACGGACTTGGAGACCTTGACGATGTTGCAAAAATGACAGTCCGCGAACTGAAAAAGGCAGTCCGTGAGCTTCGCAACGAGCGAACGAAACTCCAAGAGGAACACGAGAAGAAACTGGAAGCCGTTGAAAAAGTTGTCGGTCAGAAAGAAAGCAAGATTTCAGAGCTTGAAATGGAGCTTGCTGGAAGACAGCCGCCGACAAAAGAACAGCTGGCACAGACAGCCCTTGACGGTCTGAAAGCTCCGATTATGCGCGAGCTTGCCGCCGCAAACGAAGCTCTTAGGTCTTGCAGACAGATTGTGGCACAGGCTCAGAAAATCGAGGGCGTGAATGTAGACCAGCTCACAGCATTTTCCGAACAGTGCAACGACCTGTTTCAGCTCCTTGACGACAGTTATCAGGACTTCTGTCAGGACATGGAATATATCCGTCCGACAAAGCAGGAGGCATAGCCGTGTACGAGGATTTTGTTCTGCAAATGCAAGCGGCAAAAACTGCAAAAG